CTAAACAGAATATAACATGATCAGCACGTTGATCACGCCAACTCTTATTAACGCTGGCTAAAGTCACATGGATAGCAAACCCCAGCTTGTCCCAAGTGTCTGCTTGGCGATGTGCTGAATGTCTTGCTCTGAAAAATGTGTTTGCTGTGTCTACAAGTAAGTATCTCATGTAAACATTATACTTTCTTTTGGTTTAAAAGTCAACTGAATTCTGTTCTACCGTTGCCTAAATCTCTACGGTTGCTTGGACGATTGGTTGGATCAGCCATTTCTTGCTCATAATTTTCCATAACTACATTTGAACACACTGATCGGAACCAATTATCTACGATATCTTGGTCCGTTTTACCTTGATACCCAGCTTTGATAAGACGGGCAACAAAAATATCGTTCCAATCCAATTCAAATGCACCATTGCTGGGATTGTCTTTGTCAATATCAATGCTCAAAACTTCTACGTATGGCTCACCTCGGCTGGTAGCCAAATCTTTTGGTGATTTTTTTGATTGCTCGGCCTTTTTTGGTTGTTTCTTAAACAGTTTTTTGATGTCGTCTAACATATTAGTCCTTGAATAAATCTAACAGTTCCCAAGGTAAGTTTGGTTTACCGAAGTGTCCATAGTTAGTTGTTTGGCTGTAGATAGGGCTGAACAGCTCAAATCTATTTATGATGCCTGCTGGGGTCAGATCAACATTTTCACGTATCCACTGAGTGATTGTATTATCAAACTCAATGCCCTTGTCAGTCTTAACAAACAGACTGGTAGGTTCTTTAACACCAATAGCATAACTGATCTGGACAGTTGCTTTGTGTGCGCCTTTGCTGGCTACGATATTCTTAGCCAAGTAACGTGCCATATAAGCCGCTGAGCGATCTACCTTAGTAGGATCTTTACCACTGAAAGCACCGCCACCATGGGGACTGTAGCCGCCATAAGTATCGACGATAATCTTGCGTCCTGTAAGACCAGTATCACCATCGGGACCACCAATAACAAAACGGCCAGTTGGATTAATAAGAAACTCAGTATTGTCATCAATTAACTCCTTGGGTAATACACCTCTGATATATTCTTCAACTACTCTACGTACATTGTCGATATCAGTATCTTCACTGTGCTGTGTACTACATACAATCTTAGCGATACGACTAACACTGCCGTCGTCATTATATTCCATGGTAACTTGACTCTTAGCATCTGGACCTAACCAATTCTGCCCACCTTTGCGTTGACGTGTTAGTTCTTTGACCATCAAATGACTGTAGTAGATAGCACTGGGCATCAAGTCTGGTGTTTCATTGATAGCATAACCAAACATGAGACCCTGATCACCTGCACCAAATGAGTCAGTGCCTAGAGCGATATCTGCTGACTGCCCGTGCATGTAGTTGTGGATCTTTGCAGTTTCCCAATGGAACCCATCTTGTTCGTAGCCAATGTCACGGATGACACGACGCACAGCGTTTAAAACTTCTAGGTGATTGTAAAGGCCTTTGTATTCACCAGCTAGGATAACTTGGTTAGTTGTTACCAGTGTTTCACAAGCACAACGATAGGCCTTATTGCCTTCACGCATCATTAAATCTAACACAGCATCACTGATAGCGTCTGCTACTTTATCTGGATGCCCTTCACTGACTGATTCTGAGGTAAACAAATAACTCATACTTCTCCTTTATTTAATAACATGTTGGGCTATGACCATCAAACTCAACCAAGCCCACATTGTGTTGAATCCTACTAGGGTTGGCAATGCTTTTTTTCTACTGGCCCAGATAAGTGCTATACTAGTTACTAGAGTTAAAAAGTATAACCACCATAGTTGTATTCCAAATATCAATCCTGGAATAATAATAATAGCTTTGGCTACCCACGATACAAATTCAACTGTATTATAGTCAGTCCAATATTGTTTTGTAAACCACATGCCATAACACTCTTTAGCATTTTTCCAACCGATATGTGTGTAACTTATAATCATACATATTGCCCAAACTCCGCATGCAAATAATAATTGATTGATATTCATTTATTTCCCCCAACTGTTGCCCCAGAGATCAACATGTAGACGTGGACTATAATAGTAACCACGTTTCATAGCTTCATCAGCTACATTGAATTTATTGCCGTTGTAAACACTGACAACACCACCTACAGGCATGATATATACCACACCTTTGACACCAGCCTTGCGATACTCTGCCACAGCACGATCTACCTCATCAAAGTCACCGGGATTCTCCACGACAAATTTGAAGAATACTGTGCCAATCTTTTCATAACTCTTGACTATATGTGTTTTAATAGCATCAGCCCAACTCTCACCACTGGCACCTAATTTAGCACTGACTGAAAATGTTAGTTCACGACCACCACGGTTCCATAGTTTAAGAAACGTTTCAAACTCTTCATGTAATGGTTGAGTACCATTGGTCTCAAATGTGATATTCTTTAAGTTAAACATCTTTTCATGTTGTAGCAGTTCTGGATAAACACGTTGCCAGCCCAGCAATGGCTCACCGCCTGTGATCACCAAATGGACATCATTGCCATTCTTCAACTGCCAATTCTGTGTTGGAGTTAACAACAACATCTTTTCAACGATGATGTGTGTTTCTAAACTTGGACTGAGATTCTTAAACTTGGGATCCCATGATGCATAACTGTCACAGCCTGTGTTGACTAATGGTAAGTCTTCGTAACGTGTGTATAGTTTGGCATTGATAGCTTCACGTTCCTTGCTGACTTCTCCTCTAGGCATACCAAAACCACCACAGGTAAAGTTACAACCAAATGTTCTTAAAAATACACTAGGTACACCTACGAAGCGTCCTTCGCCCTGTGCTGAATAAAATATCTCTGAAACTTTAATTTTGCTCATATAATCCTGACCATTGTTTTAGTTTTTCTTTCTTAGCCGCATTGGCCTTGTTAATGTTATTTAGGTCAACTACACCATTGTCAACTAAAATATCTACCAAGGCCAGCATGTCACCAATTTCCATTTCTAAGTTAGCACGTTGTGTATGACCTGACTTGTGTTCATTGTCTATACCAAAGCGATAGATCTTACTGGCCGCTTGTATGACTTCAGCACACTCTTCTTGTAAGATGATCAATGCTTCTTGTGTTTTATTGGCTATCATTTTAATAGTCCAAAAAGATATATACAAAATATCACAGCGTTCAATGTCCATAGTTCTGGACGACGCCATAATACACCCGTTACTACCCAACATAAACAGGCCGCCGATAATATAACTATGTTCAAAGGATACACATCAAAACTGGTTAATGTGACTCCAACGATGGTTACGATATTAGCGATCCATCCTATTAGTTTAACATGTTTTTCTAATAATTTCAATCTAATTCCCAAGGATAAACTATCCAAACAGGTTCTTCTGCTTTGTTGATCTCTGTGCCCACATAGTTGATTTTACGACTAAATTTACTGCTGAGATTATCAATCAATACAGCAAAGCGTACATTGTGTCCCCAGATAGCCGACCACACAGTATTGTCGGGTAAACAACTGCTTTGCCAATCTTTGATGATCCAATCTAATGTAGCACCTGTGTCATTGATGTCATCTACGATCAAGATATTTTTACGCAGTGCTGGATCTGTTTGGCAACCAGATTCTCCGCGGTCTTCTTTTGGAACATATCCAAATGCGTCTTCTGACATCCATGCATTCATTTCTGTGTCTGCATGGTCACGTAGGCTTACTTTCAATGTCCACATGGGAATATCTAACCAATGGCTGAGATACACCGCAGGAATCAATCCACCACGTGTTAGCCCTACGATATAGTCTGGTACCCATTGATCCTTGGCCAATTGATAGGCGATTTTCTGTGTTAATTTTTCTATGTCTTTGTGTGTGTAATATACTTTTTTCATCTTATTAACTCCAAGGTCATGATCTTAGCGATACTATCTGTTTTATTTTCTTCATCGTCGTGTATGATGTGCATGTTGGTAGTCCATTCTTGACGAGTTTTATCCCAACGGCCTACTTCAAGTATAATACCACCTGTGGCATTGTAGATACGGAAGTTGGTTTCTGGATTACGTTCAAAGAAGCCAGGGGCATCATTGCGTGCCCGTCCAACTGCGACAGTATCTCTGCGATCATCTACTGCACCCCATTCATCATCCCAGCGTTCTACACCTAACCAATTACAGATTTTCTTTTTAAGCCAACACATGATTATCCTTTGTATGCTCTGATGCCAACGATTTTATCTTGGAAGAAAGTCAGCACATCAACAACGAATAAGTGTTCTCGTCCATTGACTACTATGCTTATTTCTGCGACCACAGTGTTGTTTTCTTGATACATGCTGATAGGAGTAACTATGATACTCTCTACGCTGTCAAATATCTTTTTGTTGGCAGCCAGCACACCCATCTTACCTGTGGCTTCTATATCCCAATCTTTTAATACCACATCATCATCGAACATTTCCTCAAGACCGTCGAGATCTTGTTTAGAAAATGTGCTAAAATATGTTCTTGCTAGTTGTTTAAGATCCATTTTTCTTTTCATCCTTTGCTCGTTGTAGAACATGATATCTATTGCGCCAATATTCTACATCAGCTAATAGACTTTCTACCAAGTTTGTTTTCTTTTCTAACTCTGTTTTTAGTTCTTCATCTAACTCAGATAAAGTCTTTTGTTTCTTATAACCCTTCCAGTCGTGGGCAATAGTTAGCCCTATAGCGAACCCAAGGAAACCACAGCTAATGCCCATTAAGATCATCTTGGCGCAAACTCCTGTTGTAGTTTGATGTTATCAAAGAATTCTTTCTTAGTGTTACCATCTTCTTTGAACGCACCTTTAAGCACAGTTGTCTGTGTTAACGAACTATGTGCCATGATACCACGATTCTCACAACAACCATGTGTGGCCTGTATATACACAGCAACATTATCACTGCCTGTGGCTTTCATGATCTCACGTGCTATATCGTTGGCTAGTTCTTCTTGTAAGGTACCACGTCTAGCACACCATTGAGCAATACGTGTATACTTTGAAAGACCAATGAGCTTTTGTGCGGCAATGATACCGATGTAGGCAACACCTGCGACAGGCTGATGATGATGACTACACATACTACGTAGCTCACTACGCACAACCAACATACCTTCATAACGGTCCTCGCTGTCATTTGGAAAAGCAGTAGCATCTGGTGCTGGATCATAGCGTCCTGCCATGATTTCATAGATGTACATTTTTGCTAGTCGTCTAGCAGTGCCTTTTGAATTTGGATCATTCTCGCGATCAATGATCAAACTGTCAAGCACACCTTCAAATTTAGTAGTTAGCTCGTCGATCAATTCTGCACGTTCTGATTCTAAGATGTGCGCTGAGATATTATCGCCAGCCCAATATCTGTCATTATTCAATTGGATGCGTTCGATAATTCTTTCGCTTATTGTTTTATCACTCAATTTCTATCTCCGATGTTAAGCCAGTGGATTGGCATATTGTTTAATTATATAGGTTATTTAGGTCTATGTCAACTATTACGAATAATATTATTGGTAGCTACCGCCTGTGCTAGTACCGTCAATTCGATTTGATTATCATTGGCATATTTTAAAAATGCTGACGTATCTTTTGGAAAACAATGCCCACCAAACCCAAACTGCCCATCTGGACCGGGTACATCAAAATGACTGTTGCCTTGGCGTTCATCATACTGTACAGCTTGTTTAATGAGATCATAGTCTAATCCTATAGCAGTGGCTAATTTGGCTATTTCATTCATGAACACTACTTTGGTCGCTAGGAAACAATTTTCCAGATACTTGACCACGCTGGCTTCACCTATTGGTATATAGGTAATTTTTGATATTTTAGTTTGTCCTTTGACTATGATAGCCGCGGCCAATACCGTTTGTGTATACTCTCCACCTAATATAGCAACAGTTCCGTTTAAATAATCACTGTCAGCACTGACCGCACGTAAAAATTCTGGAGAATGCACTAGGGTTGGATGATCTTTCTGTAGCCGCATGTAGACATCAGGCGGAGCAGTTACTTTTGATATGATGACTCCAGTATAATTTTTTAAATTCTGCATGACTGATTCTAAGTAAGAACTGTCACAGCTTCCGTCTTTGTTTACTGGGCTAGGTACACAGACAAATACACCAAAACAATCAGCTAATTCTGAATAATCAGCATGATATCCTTTTGCTGGATCTATACAGACGGTATCAATGCCCGCAACATCATAGGCATTTTTGATGGCATGGCCAACAAAGCCAACACCAATTATACCAACTTTCATTTTAAAACCTTTCGATTAAATTTGTTGCGCTGAAGAAAAGATCATGCAGACTATCTGCTTGAGCTCGGACCAATGGTAGTGTTTTAGTATAATTTTCCATATGATATATGATCATATCGATTACTTCTGATTTGTGTGCTAGGTAACTGTCCCAACTTTCTGTATATTCACTGGGATATTTAAATATGCCAGAATACATTTCTGTATAACTTAATCTATCTGGTACTAAAGGAACAGCATCAACTAACGCCCCTTCATAACAGCTGATACCCAATGTTTCTTGTAGATTGGCTGAGAACACTATCTTAGCTTGCCCAAGCAGGGTATGATATTGATTCTTAGTTAGATTAGCATCTTGACATACCACCCAATCATACTGTGGTAATGCCTGTGCTAAATCACGGAATATTTCCACTTGCTTTTCTGGTGCGATACGATGTGGGAATAAGATCAAATCGCTCTTGGTGAGATTTTTATAAGATTCTAATAGTGCTGGCATATACTCCATGGGCCAACCTGTGCGTACGATCTTGCCTTGTTCGATCATAGTCATCTTCCACTCGTCGTCTGATGTTTCACTAAATGTTTCAGCAAACAAATCAATGTGAAAGTCAGTGGCAAAGTAGTTATGGTCGATTGCATGGAAGAAACTTTGTTCAGCATGTCTAACCCAATGGGCATCACCAATAAGACGTCCTAGGAAGTCTTGGGGATCATAACTGCCAGCGTGCCAAAGTGCATGTATCTTGACCTTTATGCCAAGCAGTTCTGCCATATACTTAAGGTTAATAATACCAGGATGCCAAGCATCAGTGAAAAGAAAATGATCGCCACTGACAATTTTACCGCTAGTAAAAAGTCTGGCAATTTCTTCCACTTGTCGGGCTTTATAAATGTTTGTGCCGCCAAAGTTAAGGAAAGCGCCAGGAGTAGTAGCGTTAGGTATGTCGGTAGGGCCTTGGATAACTGTAACAGCATGTCCCGCCTCCTTTAGTAGATTAGGCACGTGGGTTTTCCACTGCGCCGTATAGCGTGTTTCAACTGCTTCTAGATCAACTAGAAACACAGTCATCATTGACCTCTATTGTAATTGTTATTACGAACGATGCCATTACGAGCCTGCCATTGTTGGCGTTTCTTACGACGCTCTTGCCATTCTTTATACTCTGCACTGCGGTATAAATCAGCTGGATCGTATTTGATCATACGGAAACGGCAGTAGTTTAACCATGCGTCTAGATCGTTGAAAACTTGTCGCACTTCTGGCGACATCCTTAGATACTTCTTTAACCAAATTGGTTGTTGTGCCATTTGTTTCTCCTATACGGACACAGTTTGATAAGGACGAGTATGATTATACTCAACATAACACCCATTTTCGCCATCTTCGGATACTTCTATCCAAACATCGCGATCGGGATACTTCTCAGCTATCTGCAGATATAGTTCATCCGCAATCATTTCACAGCTTTTATAATTTAATTCTAAAACGTTCCTATCGGATGCATACAAGGACTCAAGCCAGCGTTTAAACTGGATGAATTCGAGTTCTCTGTCGTCGTGGAACACATCGATGCACACCCTGAAATGGAAAATGTGACGATGAGGGCTAGCAAGAAACGATACATCATACTCATCTCCGGTATTAAGTTTAGGGTCAGTTGCTGCCGCTGGAAAGCAATGGATGCCTTCTTTCTGAAAGGTGACCCATACTTTCTTTTTCGCAGCACTAATAATTCTATCTATCTTTTCTCTTTGTTCTAGTATCATGGCGTATAAGTTAAAATGTTTGCAAATGTTGATTTAGCCATACCAATTATTGAATCAATATCAGATTCTGCTATTCTAAAATCATAGGCTATATTAGCTGGTATTCTTGTTTGTTCAAAGTATGCCCAAAACCCAGCATATGGTGTATAACCAATGTCAGGGTTTTTAATTATCAGTTGTCTGGCATTTTCATACGCAGCTTCAAACAATTCTTGTATCTGAGGTTGATCAAAATCTAATAATTCTACTTTACAGATAACATCAAATTCATTGATAGTAACTCTGACCCATTTTTGTAATTTTTCATAAACAGCTGACAATTTGTAAGGTGTGCTGATGATATCATCTGCATACATAGCTGTCACTGTCTGCGCACTCTGCGCACCTTCTTTTCTGGATTTAATCTCCCACCCAAATTCTGGCATATCACATCCAGCGCCTCGATTAATATTGAAGCCCATGTCTTCTATCAGACTTTCTACATCTCGACCAGAGTGTCCACCTTGATTAGTAGATACTTTTTTATCTATCAGGCCTGTTCGTATTACATTTATTATAACTGTTTCCTGTGCGGTTATCATTTTACGATTTCATCCTTTCCGTAGGCATCCCAATCAGTGAATGCGTCTGTTGTTGTTAAATCACGTAGACGGTGGCACCAAACGCCTGGATTGGTTGCATCAAAATCCTTATCGTCTATCTTAATTGTAGCATTATATCCTAGCTGTGTCAAGTATGGTAATTTTACCGAAATCTGTGGAATAAATCTACGATACTCAACCAATGGTCCTTCTAGTAGGCCTTCTACTTGTGCTACATCTAGATCCAAAGTACACCAAAAGTTTTCTTTAAGACAGCTTTCTATCATATGCTCCCACTGTTTCCAAATGCGTGCATCATTTACACCGATTTTTGGAAAACTCTGATTAGCACCAAAGTAGATATGTGTACATGATTTTTCTTTAGCCAAAGCTATGATTTCTTCTGTACGTTGTACACCTACCACAAATAAAGTATTCATGCCGTAAGCAGGTGTGCGTTCGATCTCCGTACCTACAAAGTAAGTGACATCTTCTAGCGTACCTTCAGTATATTCACGCTTCATTTTGTGCCTTTAACTTTTCTTCAATTTCAACTATCTGTCTTTTGATGCCTAGTTTTTCATGTTTGATTTTACTGAGATGTTCATCATCTAGATAATGACTGTATCCGTCAGCAATCTTATTTTCTAATGCTTTATGTTGTTCTTTAAGGATTTCTAAATAACTCAGTAGCTCTGGCACTCTACCATTTTTTAAGTTATGATAATATATTTGTTTGCCCATTGACATACTATTCTCCTTGTTCAAGTTCATCTAATTTACTGTCATCTAATCCACTGTCATCTCTGTGATATTCCACAGTCTCTTCAGTTTCAAATAGTTTATTAAACATTGGACCAGCGGTGATAGTCGCATCACATGTGGCACCACGTGTTCCTCTGATATCTGTGAAGTACTTGCTGAAATATTCAACTTTGGCTAATGCTTCTTCTCGGTTGTCAATTTTAAAAACCATATCGACCATCTCACGGAATCTCACCATACCATCATAACTCCTTGGTGTTTTCTTGTCTGCCAGTTCACTATGCATCATGGCAGGAAATCTGCCAAGATCATATTCTCGATTAGCAGACTGTACCGCTGTGATATGGCTCCAAACATTGTGCCCCATCTGTATAGCATAGCTAAAACTGTCCCATGATGTTTTACCTACCTTGCCTATCTTATTTTGTACACCTTCATCATAGATACAAACATCTTTGATTAATGTTCTAGCACTGATCGGACTGTTGGTAAAATTATTAAATATCTTGTCTTGTAGCACAGCATCACTAAACCTGCGGGTATCTTGGGCATATTTCTTATCATCAACACTGGGCACCATGCGATATGTCCACTTGCTTTGATTTACCAATTCAGTCTGCACATAGATCTGTCCATTAGCTGAAGCTAAAAATGGACTTGCACAGTCAAATGATATAGTAAATTTAGGATTAACATATTTTCTAACTGCACGCTGTATGTCTGTCAGTAATATAGCCCATTCAAGTTTACTTGTGCCCAAGAAGTGCATCCAATCATGTAATCCTGGTTGTAGTAAATTGTCAAAACGCAGTGTAATCAAACGTTTCATTATGAGATGTACATCACACATGTTCTGACCACCCATGGCCCAACCATTGAATGGTTTGTCATATTGTTTGGGATCACAGTATTTCTTCATACGCTCATACCAATCATCTGCTTGTGGGTGATTCTCGCCTTGTAAGACATTCAAGAATTTACAAGCACCTGTCCGGTTAGCCATGAAGTAATCATTATTAACATAGGTAGCTTCTACGGCTTCTATGTAACTGGTAATACCAGTAGCTGCACGCCCTTCTGGACTACGTTCTACCCATGCTGGAATATCAAGGATCATACCATAATCCATATAAGCATCCATCCATGCCAATACTTGTTCACGTTTCTTTTGAGCGGCTTCTATTCTATTCTGATATTCTTTAACTAGATCTACAGTGACAGTTTTTTCTTTACCATTTTTATCTTTAATCGTTCGTGTTTCTGTTTTGCGATTGATACAGTCCTGCATCTTAGCTATGACAGCTGGGCTGTTAATATCACGCCACTCGCCTTCCCATACACCCTTACCAATCTGGAAACCACCTGAATCACCTAAGACAAAACTACGGCTACGGTCACGATTACGTATCATATCTTCTTTGGGACTGTGTTTGTTTACATCAAGTTCTGCGTGACCTGCTGAATACAGTGCCCAATGATACGGAAAGTATGCCTGATCTGGATTAAGCCAATTAAGCCCTTCTATACCATTTTCAAAATCTGCTGGCACACGAGTACTTTCAACATACAAGTTACCATTAGCATCTGGAAAACGTTGTTTACCTACATAAGTGGCATAGAAACCACTTAATGCGGGCAAGAATACAGCGTAATCTTTTTGTTTACTAGTTAAGTTATCTATTTCCACGATTATTTGCTTTGTGCTGGTAAGATGTAGTTATACGTTGCTAGTCCTGAATCAACAGTGATCTGTGCCGCACCTTCATCTGAAATGCGTACAGTCTTATCACCTGGTAGGCTTAAGATCGCACTGAATGCTGCCACTGGCCATGACCAACCTTTTGATAATGTACCTGTAACACCTGCTTGGAATACGAAGTTACCTGCATGACTTGAATGATCACCAAATGATAATTCTAAGTTGCCATTGTTGGTTTTAGCAGTGAAATTCGCTTCTTCTGCGTTTGCTGATGCCATGAACTTCAATCTTTGGATGTTAGTCACAGCTGGTTCAAATTCCACGTTCCAACTCACTGGGCGCATCTTAACTGTTTTGAGTTTGTCGTTGACGATCTCTTGGCTCATAAAACGATAATCGTTTTTAAAGTCGCCAGCGGCATTTTCAAAATGCAAGCCTACTGGTACTGTTTCACCATTGCGTTCTTGCGTGGTTAAACTAATCTTAGCGTTTTCTTTGTATTCTCCGATACCTAAGATAATGTTAAGTTTATCTAAGTTTGGCATACCGAATGTGCCAATGAATTCTGCTACAGCACCGTTCATTTTACCTTGAACGATAACTGAACGATCTTCTGCTAGTGCTTCAATATTGGTTTCTGCGTCTGTGCCTGTTACTTTTACTAGGCTAATTCCGCCCAAGCCATAAGTGTTTTTAACGATGTCTAATAGATGGTCTCTCATGTGTTTCTCCTGTTTGATAATATATTGTATATGGTTTATTTAGGTTTTTCAAATTTATTTTATTCAAAAGTGAATAAGTTGTCAAAAGTTGTTGCTATCTGCGTGTTCTCTCCGATGTTCCATTTTAGAACACCCAAGAGATTTTCTACCTTTTGATCCACGATACCAGCTTCCATTGAATCCTGATCAAATGGTAATTCTTTGAACCACTGTGGTATATGTGTTTCATCAGTTGGATAACCGATGCTGGTATATCCCAGTGGATTGTCTTTGAGTTTACATACGATGGTTTTCATACCGTCAACTATCTGCATTGAGTAGTTGTCATTCATCATGCGTTTTAAGTTGTTCCAGTTCATGGCTGCACGTACATGTCCTGGCATATTGGCCTTGCCTAATCTATCTTCTTCTTTTGAATATTTGGTCAAGTTGTTGACACGTTTAGGTGTACCTTTCTCCCAAGCCGGACGCTCAGTAAACAGCAATTTAAATTCTCTGACTTTGTCAATGATAGCTTCTTTCTGTGCACCTGTCAGAACATCTAGCAAGATATCGCTGAGGAAGTCCTGGATCACTTTGGGAGTATCACTGCGTTTCAAATCTAGGCCCATGGCTTTGACTTTGCCTGGCTTACCATAAACATCTAATCTCTGACCTTCCATATCATAGATCAAGATAGCATAGCGTTTCTTTTTAATAAACAGGCCTTTGAGTGATACGCTTTCACGACCACCTTTGATCAGTTCACCCTGTTTGCGAGGAGTATGGAAAGCCCGTTCACAGAATGCTGGGAAACTTTCGTTTACTTGATCAGCGATGCTGTCATATAAACCTACTGCTATGTCCTTGTTCCATTCCATCTTGCCTTCTTCAACATCTTTCTTGACCATTGGCCAAGCTGAGAAGTAACATGAATCAGTATCACCATAGATAATTGCAGTGCCAGTGTGATCGTATACACCCGTGATACATTCGTTTATGTATGCATCCATATGTTTGGCAATGGTACGACCGGTAAGGGTTGTGGATTGTCCAATACGCTTATCAAAGAAGCGACAACCAGGATTAAGAATAGCACCATACAAACTGTTAAGGTTAATCTTTTTAACCAACTGTCTCTTGTCCCAAAACGCTGTATCTTCATCTGTAGTTGATTCCTTTTTCTTAGCCTGCATTTCTTTACGCTCGGCATACCAACGCTCTAGTAAGCCGGGGATAATGCCTTTGCGCTCATTGTTAAAAATAGTACCATTGGCTGAAAGTATCCAAGGTTTATTGCTGTCAAATATCAATCGCCAAACATCTGCGGCACTTAGGACATCACTGGTGCCATTGGCCCAATCGATAGTGATCTCAGTACCTGGTTCCATGTTCATGACACTGGTATATTCCAAACTGCCAAACATATTTTCCCATGCATCTGCAAAACTACTGCCCGCAGTTTGTTTCTCTTTGATATAGTGTTCAGTCATCACAGGTCTCAACTGTCCAATGATAGTCTCTGGTCCCATATTCAATGCTCGGATCGCCGAAGGATACAGTGAGTTAATGTCGATAGCACCGATGTAGTCATGCATGCCTGCTTTAGGAGTCGCTACATAAGCACCTGCGGCCTGTGTATCAAAACTTTCATCACGGTTACGATTTGGTACGACCATATTCAATTGGTGTGCTTCATTGATGATGGCCTGTTCAGTAACTGCTACAGCACCCATAGTCGTTTGTAATAGCACAGTATTGTCATGTGCCAATTCATTAGCTAGATCTAAGAAACGTAGTTTGGTATCTAGTTTGTGTAGTAGTGCTGTGTCCTGACGATTGTATTCGATAAATTTAGGAAAGTCTTGATTGTATAATTGATCCAGCGTACCTTCGTACTGTGTTTTGCTTTCTGATAGCTCATATTCAGCGATGGCATCTAGACTATAACTGTGGCGTTCTTCATAAGTGTATTTGCGATACAGTTGCATATAGTCCATGTGTACACGACCAATCAAGTCAAACGTCAAGTTAGCTGCACCAAAACGTTCAAACTCACGTTGTTTAGGATATTGACCCCATAGACAGAATCTACGTGTGTCATCTTTGCTCAGCACACGATTGGTGCGCTGTACCATATAGGGGATATCGAACCCCTCTGAGTTCCAACCACTTAAGATGTCCGCATCATCGATCAAGTCCAAGAACGTTTTTAATAAGTCCTCTTCACGTTCCATCAAGAAACAGTTGTCATACTTGCTGGCAATCTCTGTAGCAGTTTCCCAGCTCATTGATTTGGGCGGGATAACCATGGTAACTAGTTTACCTAGCCAATCTAGATATACTGATACCGCGGTGATTGGATTAAACGGATCTTCTGGCTTACTGAATCCTCTGACTGGGTCAAAGTCTACTTCAATGTCAAAGAATGCTGTTTGTAATTTGGGGGACTTCTGTCCTAGATAGTTTTCTTCTAGGCAGCGGAACACGGGATTGATGTCACTTTCCCAGATACGTTTACCACTATTGATTTTAAGTTCTTTGTGGAATTCTTTACCGTTGCGTGTACTGAAACGGCTGACTGGGGTGTCATAGATAGTGCGGAACTTACCACGGGGATCATCATAATAAAAAGTATAGTTTGCTGGATACTCTTTATATTCTCTCTGACCGTTGACTCGTTCTACGATATAGATGCGATCTTTCGCGCGATCAAATAATGCGTCTACGTAACTCATTTGTTTCCTTGTTTTGTGCGACTTCTAGCTCACACACACTCTTCATGCCAAGATAGGCGTTTAACTATATAATAACTTAATCCAAGCGATAAAGTCAATGACGAAAATTGTAATACTGGTTGCTAATAAGCCAAAACTTCCGCGGCTGATACTAGTATATATGCTGATACCTATGGCTATCAAGAATAATGTATAGCATAGCAATAACGGCACATTAGGTACAGTAAATGCAAATAATAATGCCACTGCTAGATTCAACATCCAATTGACTGTTTCTAATATCAATCGAATTGGATTAGACTGCCAATCATTTCGGATGAACTTGGCAGTATCGTGCCAATCAATCAAAGTGTACGGCCAACAGTTTCTAAAATGTCTGTTAGTGTTTCGTGGTCTTGATTAGTTTCACCCAATTTAGATTTTTGAGCGATCTTAATTGCTTTTTTTAGCACAGCTGGTTTGATTTGTAATTCTTCTGCGATAGCTTTTACAGTATCACTGAGACCTGCGTTTAAATCTTCAATTTCAGTTAATACTGCGATACCTTCATTGACTAATTGAGTTAGTTTGGCTTTTTGTTCGCCCGAAAACATTTTTGATGCCATTTGTGGCTCTCCTTTATTGATAACACATTAAGTATATAGTCGTGTTTGACCGTTGTCAACTATTTCTGCATTTTCTGAGTATTCTGGTAGCAGTTTGGAATTGATAAGCCAAATCATCAAATAGATCTTCTGGAGGGCGTTCAGCATAAGCACGGCTCACATAGGCCATCTGCCCTATGTCAGCATAGTATATTTCGGTTGGCCATTTAGATTTGCCCCATTCCATGCTGTTGATCAACAAGCATTCATCACCCACATCTTTGAGCAATTCTTTACGGGCTTTGATTGGAAGATTAACACTGGCTAATAATTTAACACCTACGGGCACAGTGTTGACTTTGGGTTTATCCATATAATGAGCGAATAAGTGGACAATGTATGCTTCTAGATCGTGATCCAAATTAACAGTAAGCTCGCACTCTGCTCTGCGAACTAATTCGTAGGACTCCTTGACATAGGCTTCCCAATTGGTCACGTTTTTTCCTTTAGGTTATTAGCAGTTCCAACGACGACGTGCTTTGCATATTGCCTTATCTGGAGTTTTTTGACAGCTAATGTGATGCATCTTCATCTGTCCTTTGCTGCGACTGCAATAGCTCTTACGACGCTTGCTGGCTTTACTACCTTTCTTTAACTT